GGCATCAGCGCATGATAAAAAGATTGACCCCAGCAGCGAAGCCTTTAAAGATTTCCTAGCAAAAACAACGGGTACTAATGATTTAAACAACATGTCTCAGCCGCAGCTTCATGCTGCGTTTAAGGCATTGTCAGAACTGCCAGATGCCGTAAAGCCCGTCACTCCTGTTGTCGAAAAGCAAGGCATCACTCCAGAAGAGCTTCATGCAAAGCTTGCTCCGTTCCTGAAGAAGTTTGGTCTGGGTGATATTGACTTGCAGATTGTGAAAGGTCTGCAGGAAGAGGGCAACTATGGCTCCAAGGTTATCCAGATTGCGCTCGATGCCAACAAACCTATTGGTGTTCTGCGCCATGAAGTTATCCACGGCCTGAAGGCTTTGGGCTTCTTCACGGATCAGCAGTGGAAGCTTTTGGAACACCAAGCGGAGACTAAGTGGATTGATCAGTTCCTGAAACAGCGCAACGTGGATGGATTGCCTCTCAAAGACGGTGAGCAATCGCGCTATGACGCCTACGTCGAAGATTACAAAGGCGATATGGCTAAGGTGCGTGAAGAGGCTATCGCTGATGCATTCCGCCACTTTGATGTAAACGGTGCACCTAGCGGGGTCTTTGGTGCCATGCTCAATGGCATGCGCAACTTCTTTGCCCGCATCAAAAATGCATTCAACGGTGCAGGGTTCCAAACCTCAGAGGATTTATTCCGGAAGATTGAGGCTGGCAAGTTGGTTCCTGAAGGACAAGAAGCCGCCGGGCAAATGCGCAAGAGCATGCGCACTTTAACCGATGAGGTTCCTCTGTCAACCCGCAGGATCATGGAGTCCAATAAAACATTTGCACAAAATGACCTTGGTCTTAATATTAAAAAGAAAAAAGGTGCAGCAGGCGAAAACACTGTACGCGAAGTTGCCAAGGCTTTAAACGACAAAACGCTGCGTGAGTTTGAGGCTATTGATCCTAAAGATAGGAGCCAAGAGGCCTCTGACAAATTGGCTAATGCGATGGCTGATGAGGTTGCTTACCAGCTTGGCACTACCAGCGCTACAGGCACGGGCACTGGTTGGTATTCCAGCAACTACCCCAAAGCTTTGCAACGTCTTGCAAATAGATTCCCTGAGCTCATGGAAAACAAACATGCCCGCTCAGTGTTTTCTGCGTTGGTTGCCATTACCTCCAACGGTGAGCGCGTAGACAAGAACATCAAAAACGCAATTGAGTTGTATGCCAAGTTGCGTGATGGGAAGCCATTGGTGGCAATGGGTGTACGCAGGGCTACCGCTCTTCACAATAATTTGTTTGCGTTGCAAAACCTACTCGCAGTTCACAAAGAGAATTTCCAAAAAGAAATGACGCGAGAGATCACAGTACGTGATTTAAATGCATATCTGCGCAGCAAGGGTGAGAAGCCAGATAACAGCTATACAGCGGACACAAAAATTCCGGCAGCGGCAATTTATTTTGGGCCAAAACTTGGCGCATTCTTTTCCAACCTTTCTGGTTCAGAGGGATACTTGACGATGGACTTGTGGTGGTCACGTACCATCAACCGGATGCGTGGTCAACTAATGACCAACGCAACAGAATCTTCTATCTCCAGATTCCGCGAGATGATGGATAAACCGGACGCCTCAAGAGATGAAGTTGTTGCCGCAACCATTCCTTTCCGCGACAAGTACAAGGAATACGGCTACAAAACCGAGTTGGAGCATCTTGCAAAATCCAAAGAGCCAAACACCAAAGCAGGTAAAGATGCTTGGTTCAAAAAAGCCAAAGCCGCCGCTGGGGATGCTTACCCTCAGTTGGAGTACGAACACCAGATGGAGAAGATGGCAAACACCATCTACAAGAATGAATACGAAATGTTGCAAGAGGCACCATTTGGTGCCGGTGATCGCAAATTTATGTACGAGGCAGCGCGGAAAGCGCAGAATATCCTTTCTGACAAAGGGGTTAATTTAAGTCTTGCAGATATTCAGGCCGCGCTTTGGTACTATGAAAAACGTCTCTATGCAAAACTTACTGGGAGAGAAGCCGATGACATTGGATACGAAGAAGCAATCATTGCTCAATCAAAGGATGGTAATGGACGAGCGAGACCCTCTGTGGTCTTCAATAGACAACCTGACCGTGGGAATGAACCCACAGGAGAGGTACAACGAACTGAGCAAAATGGTCAAGCACCTGACCAAGGGGCAAGAGCAAGCCTCAGAACAGCCATACGATCCTATCGAGAGCGCAATGAAGCAGCACCCGACTCTCACACGAGAGAAGGCTTTGGAGATGGCGCAGGCGTTCGGGTTCTAGGTCGAGAGACCGTTGCGGCATACAAGCCAACAGAAGATTTCAAAAATACGGTTGGGGAATTTGGCCACCGATCCCCAACGTTTTATGAAATGCAGCCACAGGATGCGGACGTATTCCAAGCTGCCATAGCCAAATCAAAAGAAGATAGCCCATACGGCGCTGCCGTATACGTGTACCCTGAAGAAGCATACGCAGACATGCGTAAGTTTATGACTCAGGACGGTAAGGCGGGTTTTGCATTAAAAGGCAATGACATTGTTTCTGTGTTCTCTTCACCGGAGCACAAGGGTGCTGCCTCATCCATGCTTCAACTTGCAGTGCAAGAAGGTGGCCGCAAGCTGGACGCTTTTGATACGGTGCTGCCAAATATCTACTACCAAAATGGATTTAAAGTAGTGGGACGGATGAAGTGGAATGAGGACTACATCCCGGATGGATGGAACAAGCAAACGTTTAAAGAGTTCAACAAGGGTGAGCCCGATGTTGTTTACATGGCCTATGACCCCGAAGAGTCTCGTACTCCAGATGTCATATCACCCGATCAATACTACGATGACCCCGATGCTTTAGCGAAGGCGCAAGATGATGCTGTCACAAAATATGTTAACGAAGGAACAGGGTATGGAACTAAGAGCCAAGCTCAAGGAACTGGAAAACTCCAAACCCAAGCAGGGCAACTTCCACAGCAGGGAGGAGTACGAAGAAGCATACGGCTACTGGATGACGAGACAAGGGCAAAGTATCCAGATCTTGAGAAACCGGTTGAAGGGCTCCCAGCCACGGTAAAGGTTGACGGCAAAGACGTTACCTTTGGCCCTTACACGCCCGCACGGGAAGCTGCAATTTTTTACGGCCAAGAGTCCGGTATACCCTATCGTCAGCAGGAAAGCTATCACAAGCTAGACCCTGACTTTTCCAAAAAGCTTGCAGCCACATATCTGCAAATGGCGGATGATCCTCTGAACCCAGAGGTGGCAAGGGCTTACAAGGCTTGGGGCGATGAGACCATTGCACAGTACAAGGCCATGATGAAGACGGGCATCAAGATTGAGTTTATGCCCAACAACAAGGATCCCTACGGGAATCCACGCAACGCCATATTGGATGTGTTGAACAACAACCACCTGTATGTTTTCCCTGCAGACGGTGGCTTTGGTTCCAAGGCCATTACTGAGGAACAAATCAAGCACAACCCTGCGCTGGCCTTAACGGACATTATGATTTCCGGACGCCCAGCACGGCTAGTGGAGGTGTTCCGCGCAACGCATGATTTCTTTGGGCATATCAAGGAAGGCTTTGGATTCCGCGCAGAGGGAGAGGAAAACGCATTCCAATCCCATGTACGCATGTATTCTCCGGAAGCTGCAAGGGCAATGACCGCTGGAACGCGCGGCCAAAACTCCGTTGTTAACTTTGGCCCATATGCCGAGGCAAACAGAAAGGCTTCCGGCGAGGAAACTAAGTTTGCAGATCAAAAGATTGGTTTAATGCCTGAGTGGGCAACCAACACAAATATTGCGCCAGATGTTCGCAAGAGCTTGCGTACAGCTCCAGATACACCTGAGTTTAAACAGTTCTTTGGCAAGAGCACGATAGTTGATGAGCGCGGTCAGCCAAAGGTCATGTACCACGGCTTGGCTAAAGACACCACGGACTTCACACGCAAGACCGAACGTGGTGCTCCTATCTTCCTGACGGACGATGCAGACTTTGCTGGTCGTTTTGCCAAAGACAGCTTTGATTACGTTGCGCGAGACCCATCCAAGTACCTCACCAAAGAGCAACTGAACGATGGCATCAAGCGGGCAATCAAAGCCATCAAGAAGGATTACGGCAACAGCGCAGATGCTCAAGAAATGATCAAAAGCATTTCGGCTGGTGATCTCAAAAGCGCTACGCCGGATGCCAAAGAGTACCTGCGTTCTGAGTTTAAAGACATGCTGCCTACTGGGCCGCATATCATGCCTCTGTATGTCCGCGCAGAACGACCCTTTGATTACTCCAACCCAGCGCACATTAAGCGCGTTTTGGCTGAGTTAACCGATGGAGAAGACCTGCGCAAAGATTTGCAGCGCGGAAGCTGGGAGACCATTGAGTCTGAGGCCGTACAGGATGCAATCAAGTTTGCGGGCTTTGATAGCTTCTATGTGAAAGAACACGGAGTTAAAAACCTTGCAGTGTTTGATCCCACGCAGGTGAAGTCTGCCACAGGCAACATTGGTACCTATGACAGGTTCAATCCTGATGTCCGCGCAAGCAAGCGCACGGTAGTTACAGACGCTATTCAAGCTATGCCCAACGGGCAATCTATCCTTGATAGTTTAAACAAAGTATCTACGGCGCGGGATGAGAAAACCTACGCGCAGCGCATTACCAGCGCAATCGCACCAGACACCTTCTCCAAGCTGCGTCAGGCCTTTGTACACAAGTACAACCAGATGAGCGTCAATGATCGCCGCATTGCAGAGCGGATGGGTGGTATTGACCGTTTGGCAGATCAGTCCGCAGAAGCGGCTGCGTTGGAATCCGATAAGGCTTCCGGCATCGCCGCAGCAGCACTGGGTGTGGGTAATCGCATGGGCGGCATCCCAGTTTTCCGCAATGGATTTACCACCGTGAGCGATGAGGGCGGAACGATTAAAGGCGCTGTAGCTATCTTTGCTCCTTTGGCTAAGTACGGTGATTCAAAGATCTATCAGGCTTACCAACTGTGGGCGGGCGCTAAACGCGCAGAGCGTCTTTCCAAAGAAGACCGCGAGAAGCTTTTCAGTGCACAAGACATTGCCAATGGCAAGGCCTTGGAAAAGATGTACCCCGAGTTCAACGACATTCAAAAGGAATGGATCAAGTACAGCGATGGCTTGGTCAAGTACATGGTGGATACGGGCCAGATCTCCGAGGAACAAGGAAAGCGCTTCACAGAGCATTCGGACTACCTTCCCTTCTACCGTCAGATGGACGGTGAAAACACCGTTGGGCCAAAGATCTTCCAAAACATTGCCGGAGTGAAAACACCCAAGACCCTAAAGGGTGGAGAAGCACCTCTTGGCGACTTCATGGAAAACATTGTCCGCAACACACAGGCGGCAATTGCTGGTGGATTGAAGAACGAAGCAGGGCGACGGGCTATTCGAGATGTAATGGATTTGGGTGAAGCGGAGCGTTTAAATGCAGTATCTTCCGGCCCGGATGTTGTGACCATATTGGAGAAGGGTCAACCTGTTTCCTACCGTGTTGCAGACCCACTGCTGGTGGATGCCATGCGTTCCTTGAGTACTCCGGAGATGCCTCTGTTGAGCTTCTTGTCGAAGCCAGCAAACTTCCTGCGCTCAATGGTGACCAAGGATCCTGCGTTCATTATTGCCAACATGATGAAGCACTCGATGTATTCCTACATGTTGAGCGGTAGCGATATCAAACCGATCACCGGAACCATTAAAAACTTTGCTGCGGTCATGGGCGATAAGTCCGAAACCTACAAGAAGCTTTTAAACGCAGGTGTACTAAGCACCGGCGAATTTGGTCGCGGCATTGAGGCAAGCGGTAAGGCCTTGGAGAAATCTATTGGGGAGAAGGGTGGAGCACCAAAGACAGCGATGGAGATGGCTGCAAGCCCATTTACGGGAATTTGGCATTACTTGGAGAAAGCCAGCGAGGCACATGATGCCGCCGTTCGTATCTCTGTGTACGAGGATGTAATGAAGAAGACCGGCAACGAGGCTGAGGCATTGCACCAAGCCTTGGAGGTGTTGAACTTCAACCGCAAGGGTAACAACCCATTGGTTCGGATTATCACCGCGACCGTTCCATTCTTGAACGCCAAGCTGCAGGGCTTGGATATCATGTACCGTTCGGGCATTCGTCCATCACTGGATCCTATGTCTACCAACGCAGAGAAGCTTCAGCAGAAGACATCTCTAATACGCATGGGTATGTTGCTAGGTTTGAGCAGCATGTACGCTGCTGCGGTCATGGGCAACCCTGAGTACGAAAATCAAAACGAAGAAGTGCGTGATTTAAACTGGATCATTCCGGGCGTTGGAAAGTTTCCGATCCCGTTCGAGTTGGGTGTCCTGTTTAAGACCATCCCTGAGCACATCTACCGTTACTACTACGGCACCGATACAGCCAAGGATCTGCAGCGCGTATCCCAGCGGGCGCTATTGGATACCTTGTCCTTTAACCCAATCCCGCAGGCAATCATGCCAGCGCTTGAAGCCAAGTCAAACTATTCGCTGTTTACACAGCGTCCTATTGTTGGGCCGGGCATGGAAAGATTGGAGCCTGAGTACCAGATGAACGCGGGAACCTCTAAGGTTGCAGAGCAACTAGGAAAGCTTTCGGGAACTTCTCCGATGCTGATTGACCACCTTTTGCAGGGTTACACCGGAACAATGGGTATGTACTTTGCGGATGTGGCTGATGCGGTATTTAACCAATACAGCGATGTAAAGAAGCCATCCCTACCATTGGAGCAGATGCCCGTCATCAAACGGTTCTTGGTTGATCCAAACGCCAAGGGAACTACAACGGCCTTCTATGAACTAAAGGACGAGGTAGACAAGGCTGTAGCCACGGCAGGCTTGTTGGAGAAGCAAGGTAGCCCTGAGTACGCGGAGTTTATTCAGAAGCACCAAAAGGAACTTTCCGGAAAAGAATACGTGCAGGGCGTTAACTCTACTCTGAAGGAGTTTACCGATGCGGCGAATGCAATCCGCCGCTCAAAGGAAATGACCGCAGATGAGAAGCGGGACAAGCTGGCTGAGATAACCAAGGCGCAAAATCAGCTTCTGCGCAATGTGTATCAGGCCAAGAAGATGTTTACTGAATAAGCAGGGCGACCTCCGCAAGGAGGTCATCTTCATCGTATCCGTAGTGCTTCACAAAGCCCTTGGAGCCCAAACCGTGTAAGCCCATATTGCCACGATGGTGGGCTGGGCATAAGGGTATGACCTCGTAGTGGCTTGCCCGCTTACCCGCTCCGGTGCCTGCCCGCTTGTGGTGTAGTTCTGCTGGGGTACCGTAGTGCCCCATCCTGCGGCAGACTAAGCATCCAAGATCAGCGACCTTGGACATGTGCTTCTTTTCTGCGAGGGTAGTCAATTGAACATCTCTTTTGGCGGGGCACCAGCGGTCGCTCTTTCAAAGACGCCCTCCAGCCCCTCTTGAATCATCTCAACCGTTTCCGCTTCATTAACGCCCGCAGCGGCTACGGAGAAACGTTCGTTGTTTCTGTACAACATTACACAATTAGCGCCGGAGTCCTTTACAAAAGACTCGGTAAGCATGAGCATCATTGACAGGTAGTGCTGCTTTGATTCCGGATGAAGATTCTGCAGCTTCTCCAAAGAATCAGAAAGAAGTGTCATAAGTAGTTTGTGATCGCTCATATCTTTTTACTCCATACATCGTCGGTCTGGTAGTTGATTGTTACGCTGCTCGCAAGGCGTCTGTTTAAATCAGATCCAGTTTCATTGAAGGTGTTGCGCCAGCCGTTGTCCTTGCGGAGCAGATCAAACACCTCCGGCCAAAACATCCCGTTGTAGCTTGGGAGATGCGTACCGGTCTTCTCATCCTGTATAACGTATTTGTGCTCATAGTAGTCCATTGCCCGCTTGACCTCGGGATGCGATGCCGCCGATGGATCGTATGCCAGCAACAGATAAACCATGCGCACGCCAACCCAATCTGATTCATTGATTCCATTCATTTGTCGCTCTCCTTCATAAGTTTACGTGCCGCCTCCAGCGCGGCTTTACTGTTAAGCCTCTCTTGCTCTAGGTCATAGGCAAGCTCCTCCATCTTAATGTATGCCTCGACCGCAAAGTTGGCTAGGTTCTGATTGCTCCACGCGGCAAAGTTGGGTACGCTTTTTTTTGATTCCATTTTTTCCTCTCGTTGATTGATGTAACAGAAGTGTGTTATGTTCAGAAGGTTTAAATAAGGAGCCCCCTATGGTAGTTTCCGATCAAGAGTTTATTGAGCTTTGGAACACGCATAAGTCACCTGAAAAAATCTCTAAGATTACGGGGGTCAATTTAAGGAACGTCTACCGCCGAAGAGCCAACGTTGAAAAGAAACACAACATTGATCTTAGCTCCCACAGAGAGGTTCGCACTTGGGCTCCGCCAAATCCTAAATTGGAACTTGGAATTGAAAATGGAACTGTCATTATTTTTTCTGACGCTCATTTCTGGCCTACTATACGGACTACTGCTTTTCAGGGCCTACTGCATGCAATTGAAAAGCTACAGCCAAAAGCAGTTATTTGCAATGGCGATGCTTTTGACGGTGCATCTATCTCTCGCCATCCACCTTTGGGATGGGATCGTACACCAAGCTTGATTGAGGAACTGAACACCTGCAAAGAAATGCTTGGAGAGATCTCTGATGCGGCCAAGAAGGCCCGCCATAACGTGAAGCTCATTTACACAATGGGCAATCACGATGCAAGGTTTGAAATGCGCCTTGCAGCAAACGCCCCGCAATATTTTCAAACCCCCGGATTTAAACTCTCCGATCACTTCGATGACTGGGAGTTCTGCATGATGGCTTGGGTTACGGATGACTTCCTAGCCAAGCACCGCTATAAGGGTGGCGTTCATGCAGCCCACAACAACACCGTTGGCGCTGGAAAGTCCATTGCAACCGGACACCTGCACAGCCTAAAGGTAACCCCCTTTGATGATTACAACGGAACAAGGTTTGGCGTTGACACCGGAACCTTGGCGGAGCCATACGGCCCGCAGTTTGCCTACTCAGAGGGTAACCCCTTAAACCACCGCTCAGGCTTCGCTGTCTGCACCATCAAGGACGGAAAGCTTCTTTGGCCTGAGATTGTGAGCAAGTGGTCTGAGGGTCACATCCAGTTTCGCGGTGAAGTGATAGACGTTAGCGACCTGTAAAAGAAGAAGGGGGCCTAAGCCCCCCCCGTATTGGGTAGGATAGTACCCAAATTAGGCTTCTTCAGCCTCTTCTTCTACGAGCAGCCACTCGCCGGACTCTTCGTCCAGCCAGTACCAAGCATCGTGCTCTTCATCGTACCAGCAGAAGCACTCAGAGTCTTCGTCGTAGAAGTACTCTTCGCCATCATCAAAGTAGTGCTCCAGATCTTCGCCAATCTCAAACTCATCGTCCTCAACTTCTTGGATGTCGGTGTTACCAAACATCTGCACAGCTTGCAGGAACTGCAGAATGGACTCGGTGGAATACTCAAAAAAACCGCCTTCGGGCAGGTCAACAGCTACGGTAAAAAACATAAGGTTCTCCAAAAAATAAGTTGCAGCGGGCTTGCTGCAAAGCCATCTTACACATCTTTTAAGGCACTTTTTGTGTCAAATTACCCGCTCTTTCCGGCCTCGGGCAATCAGGAGGAGGCACTACAGCGCACCAAATTGCGCTCACGTATTTCTTTGTTCCGCGATATATCCACCTGTCGATGTAAACATCAGGCATGTTGCGCAGCAATCGGTTGACGGTGTTCTCCGGTGCCTCTATTAAAGCAACTATCTGCGCCACGGTCAGGCCATCGGGGTTGTCACGTAGTGCTTGCCGCACCTGTTTGTTATAGCTATACATTATTTCCCCATCGGTCATTCCACGCTTCAATAGCTCGTTTGTTGGCGTCATCAAAGGCCTGCTCTCGCGTCTGTCCTTCAAGGATGGAGTACCGCACATCAGGCGCGTGTGCCCCGCAGGAGTTACAGACGGCCACTCTCCATCGGTAGGTATCGCCTTCTACTACGGTCACCCCTCGATCACCGCAGAATGGGCACGGCTTGGCATCGGGTACAAGGTATTGGTCGTTCATGTGTTCCCCCTTGCTCGGATTGCGTCAGCCATGCGGCGCTTGATTGCAGCAACAGCGCCAGCAAGGTCTGCTGTGTAAACATAATCTTTTTGGAATTGCTCACACACCTTTGCACAAGCCTCACGCTCATCGGCACGGATGAGGGCGGCGAATTGCAACTCTTGTTTGGTTGCCGCAGTTCCATACACTTGCTTTGCAAGTTCCATGTCTCGTTCGTTCATGATGTGTTCTTCTCCTTGAGTTTGGCTTCAATGGCTTGAACAACCATTTCAACGTGGTGAGGTGGAATGACAAACAACTCAAGCATATGCTTCACCTCCTCATCCGTCAGCCCTACCCACGGGCGCTTATGCGTATTCATCTGGCGGATGTACCTTGCGGCGTCCCAGTACTGCGCCTCAGCCAGCAGAATTAGGCACATCCGCTCGCGCTCTTCTGCCGAGTAGTTTTTTGCATTAAAACAGTCAGTGTAATTGGGACTCTGCGCTGGCTGTGCTAACTGCGCCTTCAAATTCCGTATTACGATGTTAAAAGCCGTTGCTTCGCAATGTCGAGCGCATGGTGCTGGGTGTGTTCCATTCGCTTGCAATGCCTGTCGGTCAGGCTCCTGCGCTGGCTGTGCTAGGGCTTTGTTTGCCAGCTCCAGTGCGTTTTTTAGTCGGTGCAGTTCCAGTTCAACATCCTTGAGTTTTTCAATTGCGGCAAATGTTTTTTCGTGCTTCATATCAATGCGTCCTCATAGTTGTCGGGGTTAGGTTTAAGCGGCGGTGCTTTGGTCGGCACCGGCCTCGGGTATGGTGGGAAGGGCCAAGTCATGCGTCCTCCCACTTCCAGCCAAGTAGCTGCTCGGTGTTGAATATTAAATGACGGGCTGGCTTGTGGTACATGGCGAATTTTGTTTTGACTGGTGCGCCTTCATACAGCACCCAGTAGCCCACGGGCTTAGGTAATGTTGCAATGGTGTACGACGCGCTTTCAATCTCTTGCCACAGCCCAGTCCCGTTCCAAGGTTCGGCAAACTTGTCCCACGCCGCTTGGCGCTTGCTTGCGTATCCGGTCATCACAACCCCCTGCTCTTGATGCGTTGATGGTCATTGGCTCCGGGGCGCACGTAGTCATTGTTTGGTACGTACACGGGGCGTTCCCATAGGTTCATCTGCGGCGGTGGTACTGTTAATGGTGCATCAGGGGCTTTATGTAAAGCTAATGTTACATTTCCCGTTCGCATCTTTTTTGATGCTTTATCACCTATTGTGTTGGCAAATGCACCGAGCGGTGTAGTTTTGTTTACACGCATGTAACCTCCGATTGTGTTTCAATCCAAACTTTTGCACCGCAGGATAGAGGGTCGTTGGGAGAATACACAACCTTACTAGGCCCCTGTATCTCAACTGCGTTGCATTTGGTGTTTGATTTGTATGTCTTGACCGTGAGGACGGGAAGCCCCGCCCCCTTGGCGTTTGCTTTAACGTTGTGCTGGTTAACGTGGATGATGGTCTTCATCTTTGTCCTTCACCATTTCCACCTCTTCGTCTGCGCTGATGTGGAATATGTCGCCGTTCTCGTCTGTACACACACTGTACATCCCATCAAGGCGGTGGAACATAAGAACCACGCCATCACTTAGCTTAATTTTCTTATTACGTGGAACGTTATAAAGCTTCATTTTGTTTCTCCAGTTTTTGAATATCATTCATCAAGCTGTACGCATCCAGCAGCCGGATGACAAGAATCTCCCTGCCTTCGCTGTCAACAAAGACGGTTTCATACATTTCCGTGCGGTGGACGTATGCCCTAAACTCATCGTAGGTCATTCAATCTCCAATGCTTGCGTGTGTTCGTGTTCAGGCCAGTCGGTCGTGTCTTCCACTTGATCGTGCTCCCCGTAATACCATTCTTCGTGGACGTTAAGCGCAAGCAGCGTTTTTGTGGCGTATTTCACCTCAGTCATACCGCCTTCGTAGCCTTGTCGAACCACCATAAGCTCGGGGTCAAACATTTGCAGTTTCTCAATTAGTTCTTTTACTTTCATTTCAAAATCCGATCAATGAATGATGGTGTGCAGGTCTTCTCAACTAAGGGAGTTTGCGCGTAGGTATACCCCAAGAGGAACATAACTGCGGCAAACATCCCTAGTGCAGACAGACCCCTTATGGCGAGGTCGTAGACTGCTTTCATGCGGGCAACGCGCTTTGATTGAGCATGTCAGCCTTCTTCTTTGCGTAGTACTGACGGGCGTACTCGCGGCCTTTCTCTTTGCGCCGTTCTTCGCGGTACTTCTCCTTGCGCTGTTTGAGCAGCTTCTCCTTGTTGCGCTCATAGTACCTACGCTTTGATTCCAAAACACGCTGCCTTTTTTCATCTTGAGCCAGTGTGGCTTTTTTGGCTATTTCAGCACTCATGGCATCAACAGTGGCTTTGAAGATTTTCTCATCCTCTGCCTGCTCTTCTTGTAGATCCGCAATCGCTACAGCATACTCAAGCGATCTTAGGGTCAAGCTGGAGACACGAGCCTCAAGTTCTGCGATGCGCTTAAAAATATTCCAGTTCATTTTGATTTCTCCTGTGAGTTTAAGATGTGTTGGTTTAAACGGTTAATGCGTGCGGTGTTGTAGTCAACAATACTTTGCGCGTAGTCAACGGCGGTTTCTGCATCCAGCTTTTCGAGATGAGCAAACGCTAGTTCCTTGGTGATCATCTCTAAAGGTGTTCTTTGACGAAACAACTGTTTTATTTTTTGAAACATATATTTCCTTGAAGGTGGGGGTACTCGCTGCACTGGTTTAGTGGGACTAAGTTGCACTTAGGTCTATTACCAGCATCCGCTTTCCCCCCATAAATCATTTACTCATGCGTCCCAGCTTGTAGCCAGCCGCCCAGCACAGACAGCCGTACACCAGCATGCCCAGTCCAATGAGGATGTCGAGGATCATCATTTGGCAATCTTCGGCAGAGGGTATGGCACCTTGTTGGTGGGCTGGCAGTGCCCATCATCAGAGGCAAAAGGTTTGGTTTTGAAGTCACCGTCTTCCAAGCATCCGGTGTTAGCGGATACGGTGGAGCACTTAACCTTTACAAGGGCGGTCTTGTCGGGGCGAACAAAGTCCATCGTAGCCCAGCCATCACCTTGAGGGCATGCATTGTCCTGCGAGGAATCGCCGCGACCAACAATGTCCCATCCCTTATATAGGACGTTCTCTTGGCGATAGCGCTGTGCGTTCCACATAGCGTTCTCACGCGCGGTTCCCTTGGCCTCTTCCAGTGAGGCAAAGCTAACTTCTTGTTTACCGCAAGCCGCCAACAGGCAGGCCGTCAAAATTGCAACTACATATTTCATTGGGTTACCTTTACTTGTTTCTTTTCAAGAGCAGCTACTGGCATCGCTTTGGTTATCCAGTAGCCATCTGCGTTTACACTCATTCCCTTGGCCAGCATTTCTTCCGGCGTCAGGCATCTGCGGTCGTGTCCATGCTCACCCCTGCGGTGTTTGTCAAAGGCGTAGCTACTGTTGAAGTAGCCCTTGCAACCCTGACACTGGTTGCGGTCACCCGACAGCATTTTCATTTTGGTTTCCTTTCATGGTTAGTTTGTAAATCTCATCGCAGAAGTGCTCGGCAAAGGAGAGCCCGCTAGGGAAGGTCATTGACCCCGCCTGAGTTCCTTTGATAGCCTCCGCGCAGTCATTAATGGCGGCGTTGTACCCGTCAATATAAGAGCCGTTAGGGGCAAGACGCATTAGGATCGCTTCGCGGATTAACTTTGCCATCGTTGTCTTGTGGACTCGGGCAAACTTCTTTAGGGCAACATGTTCGCTTTCATTTAGATGGGTAAGGAACGGTTTTAGTTTTTTAGCTGGTAGAGCCATTGGTTTTCCAATCTTCAAATTCCTTCAGCAACTCATCAAATTTTTCCATTGCTTCTTTGTTGCCGTTAAGTTCTGAGCGTGACTCAATGCCGCACAGGTCGCAAACCAACTGAGCGGATATGGACTCGTCAGCTTTGGCGAACGTGTAAACGTCACTCAGGAACTCATGGAACTTTGGTGTTCTGCATAAGATGCCTGCGGTCATCACACGATTGCTGTACGGTGTAGCGGTCTCATCGTCCTTGATGCGTACCATCACACACGCATACCTAGACCCAACAAAGTCACGCAGCAGTTCTTCGGGCGTTTCATCGGGGTGTATGGCGAGCGTCAAAACAAAACCGGTACGGTCTTGCTTCAACGCCACCTTCCTTGCTTCAAATTGAAGGGGCATTGATCACCTCAGAAGGGGATGTCTGCATCATCTGCAAACTGCTGACGCTGTGGCTCAGGAGCAGACGCCTCGGGCGTCCAGCGGTTAACCTTCAGTTGCAGGTAGGTGTGACCGCTCCTGTTCAGCTTCTTCCAGCCGCTCAGTTTGATAACGTGGCAACCGTCCTCAACCTTGATGGCGGTCATGTCCTTGAGGTTGACGCGAATCTCACCCCAGTAGTCGGGCTGAATATCTTTGGCCTTCTTCGTGTTAGCGTTGAGGCTTCCGGTATCGGGATTTGGTTTAAATGGTTGATCGTAGGCCATGATTTATCCTTGTAGAGTTTTCTTCATCTCAGCGAAACTGCTGACCACCGCCGCATACAAAGCGGGATGGGTTTGCTTCAAAGACTCAAGCTGCAGTTGGTTGTTCAACCAATAGTTGCTCAAGTCCGAAACACTGGTACAGATAGAGGCGTACTTGATTACGCCGTCTGCGAATAGCTTGCGACTTGCATCGCTGTTGTCCCACTCGGTGGGCTGTGGGCGCAGTTCCTTTGGAGCGGCTTTAGGAGCCGCCTTGGGGGTAGCCTTGGCAGGTGTCTCAACGCCGTGTTTTGGCGCTGGCGCTCCCTCGACTTTGGGGATTGCTTTGCCGTAGTCAATCACCTGCTCACTGGCTGCGTCTGCATCAGGGGGCAAGTCTTCTCCGCTGTATATGTACAGACCAAGTCCATGCATTGCAATTGCCTTGGTAAGGCAGCGCATGATGGATGTGTTTACATCAAAGGCGTTGGGGTTGGTGATGGGCTTGTTGCGGTAGTCCAGCACGGGCAACATGCAGGTCACAGGCTTGCCGTACAGAGTCACGGTCACCCACACCATGAAGCTGTCTCCGATAGCCATCAACGGGCTTTCGTTGAACATCTCCACCTTGAAGTTGGCCTGTGGGTCTGCGCGGAGAACCTGAGTCCACGCCCAAGCCCATGACAAATATGTCAAGCCATTCTTCTTTTCAGTATGTGCGTTGACATTAGTCTCAATTAATGAGTCCCAGCGGTCATCATGCAATTTCACGAAACTCTCCTTCGGTTGGTTGGTACTGGGTGCACCACTTTGCGACTCCGCAGTAATTGCCTGCACATCGGCGTGGCTCTCCTGATCTGATTTCGACATATCCGTTTTCCTTTACTGCCATTTCTTCGGCTTCTTTTGCATCGGTTAAAACACGGATCGCAGTCTTGCGACCCTCTCTCTTCACGGCAAATGTCGTTTCCGACATCCAACGTTCTTCGTTTGTGCACGGGGGAATAAACTCTTCGCCCAGCACAGATAAATCTTTGGCCAACTTATGAGCATTTAAACGCTTACGCATAAATTCTTCGGTCTCTGCGTGTGACCACACAGGCAAATCAACAACCACAATGGAGGCCTTGGGGTAGTTCTCCCCCTTGCCGTTCTTGCTCCAGTCACGCAGGAACGCGCAAATCTTCAGAGACACAACCTTCTTGCCCTTGGTCTTTTCAACAAACCACTTGTACATGTTCAGTTGCCAAGTCCAGTCCATCTTCTCGTTCATCACCGCCCATACGGAGGTAGTCTTGTAGTCCCAAATGGTCACGCCGAACGGCGTTTCCTCTTGGATATCAATGGCACCGCTGATGGTCGTGCCATCAAGTTCTGCGAACAGTCGTTCTTCAAAGATGTAACCCTCGGTTGGCAAGGTATCCTCCAGCACCTTGTGCAAGGCCGTTCCCAAGAAGGTGTACGCCTTCTCCGAAATGTCCTGCACCATTTGGTCATCGTATTTCTTGCGTAGCAAGGCAACTTTAGGTGGCTGTAATAGCCCAGTGACACTATACTCAGAGGCACCCTTGGTGTAGGAGTCCTTGGTCATTGCGTTGACCAGCGCAGGGGGGAGGTCGTAGATGTTGGTAAGTTTCATAATGTTGGCAGAAAGGTTGGCAAATGGAAGACAATGAAGAGTATATCGCTATACCGAACAGTGTGCAAGATATATCGCTAATTATTTACGGTGAACCCGCATCAAAAAGCAACAGTCGCAGGATGGTTCGCTTCGGCGGCATGTCTAGACTGATCAAGTCCGAGAAGGCGCTTAGTTATAGTGATGCGTTTAAACAGCAAATTCAAACACTTGATCAGTTGCTTGAGGGCGACTTGTGCATGACTCTGCATATCTACTACGCTTCGCGTAGACCTGACTTGGATGAGACGCTGATACTGGACTTACTGCAAGGCCACATCTATGCGAACGACCGACAGGTCAAGGAGCGGCATTGCTATTGGCACCTTGATCCGGATAACCCAAGGGCTGAGATTACCGTGCGTTGCATACCGGAGGTGGCACCAAAAAAAACACCCCGCAAGGCAAGCCGAACGGGGTGATCAAGGAGAGAACGCGGGATGATTCTACGTCAAAAAGCGTCAATCGCCTCGGTGTAATTACCTGCGGTCTTGTTGTATATCAAGGCCACCTCGCCCTGAGTTCCAACCCAGCGGTAGCGGCACTTCCATACCGCAATCTCAACGTAGCCTTCCTTGCGGTGCACGGTCAAGCCGTTGTCGGTCTTTGCCCACCAAGCCATTGACCCGCTGATGCTCATGCCGTCAGGTCGGGGTTGATCCACGCCCGAACGGTTGATCTTCGCAGGGTGAGCCACAAAGAACACATGAACGCCCGTTGACTTAATGAACCGCTGTACCTTGGTCAGCATCGCAGAGATGGCCTCGGTCTCGGTCAGTCCATCGCGGGTCAGGTCAATGTAGTTGTAGGGGTCAATCACAATTCCGTTGATCTGCATTTGGTCAATCGCGGCCTTGGTTCTTTCCAGTATGGATTCCAAGGTGGAGGGTTCATCTCCGCTGTGGTCAATGAAAACAAAGTGATCATCTACCCATTTAAACGCATCATCACGCTCTGCATCTGACATTTGGTTCTGACCTTCGCGGAACCGCTTGCGGGTATGAATCTCCATCAGGCGGGTGATGTGCACCTCCGGTTGATTCTCAAAGCTACAGACGGCAAACTTCCATCCGCTGTTGTCTGCAATGTTGCACATCAACTGATCCACAAAGTTGGACTTACCCGATGATGGGTACCCCGTAACCACTGTCAATTGAGATGGCGCAACCGTGAATATCTGATCCAAGGAGTGGTACCCAGTACTCTGCCCCCTGCCGTCTCCCAAGTCGTGTAATGCATTCACCCGCTCTGCGTAGGACGATGCAGAATTCAAACCCGCCACTGGGTACGGCTTTGCCGTAGCAATCACCGCTTGAATGTCTTGGCTCTTGGTCATGTAGTACTCGTTCAAGTCCTTGGTGGGGAAGGTTGCAAGGCGGCACTTTGACTTACCAATACGGCGGGATAGTTCCTCTGCGAGGGCTTGGCCTGCGGTGTCTTGGTCGGTTGCAATCACAACGTAGGGAGCGGCCTTTAGAACCGCCTCGGCGGATCGAACGTAGCCAAACCGTTTGTCCTCAGATCCCACCGCAGCAACGGTCATAGGTGCGCCCGATGGAACAGATACCACGTTCTCAACCCCAGCTTGCATCAGGGTCAGGCAGTCAATCTCACCCTCAACAATGATGATGGGCTTACCCTTCTTCACAAGGTCGATACCAAAGAATGTCTGAGCGCCTCCGGCATCTTGTGTAAACGCCTTGTCCGGAACGCTGCGGTACTTGACCGCGACCAAGTTGCCATCCAAGTAGTAGGGGAAGCCGATGGCGTCTGAGTGCTTGTCCAGCTTTGAGAAGAACTTGTTTGCCCCGAACAGCCCCATGCTGTCTGCCACCTCGGGCGATATACCCCTTGTCATCAGGTAATCGTAGTGGAAGGGCTCAAGGTTTTTCTGTTCTACAGAAATTACAGGGGGCATATATTTCTCCGGCTTGGTTGGTTGAATAGACCCACTGGCGGAGCAGTGGTGGCAGTGATAGACAACAGCCCCGTCTGCACGGTGGCTAATCGTCATGTCTTTGGCGTTTGATTTTCTGCGTTCGGGGGAACAGTAGGGGCAAGCAATCCTGCCCCCACGGGCATGAGCAATCGCTTCTTCGATCACTTCATTGAACCGTCAGAGC